TGTTCGTGCCCCTGTAATATGCCCAATGGGAGTATTTACACGGCATAACTCTTCTGGAGTAAGGAAAGTAATATTATTTTCCATATTAATGCTTCCGCCTGTAAGAACTAAGTCATACAAAGCCTGGAAGTCGTCCCCTACTGCTGCAACGCTAGTAACATTAATTACGATATTGCCCGTACCTGCATTTACAGCAGTACCTGTAGAGCCAAATAGCCCTGTAGCGGCATCAATAGTAATAGTGTCGGAACTTGCATAAAGGCTTCCTGCTTGGGTCATATTTACAGTGTAGGTACCGCTAGCGGCAACTTTAACTGTAAATTCAGCACCGCTTCCAGCAGCTGAGTTTGTTACACCCGTGGTACGAACGGTGTAAGACCCCGCTACTGGTGTCCCTGTTAGAGTACCTGTTGCTACTGTATATGTTTGAATTGCTCCAGCCGCGAAGCCTGTTGCGGCCCCATCAATGTTTTGAGTAACAGGAACAACCGATAAAGAAGCAATTCGATTTCGAAGGAAGTTTGTAGTTGAAGCAACTCCAGCTCTTCCTAAAGTACCTGTAGAAGTAGTTTTAAAGTCAACAGTCTCACTTGCGTCAAGCTGTTGAACTGTAGCACCAAAACCAGACCAGTTAAGTGTAGTAATTCCGTCAATATCAAAATCAACACCAGCACTATTTACAACACAGCCAGCTAGCTTATAAATAGTTTGTCCGTTAGCTTCTGAATAGTACTGTTCATCAGCCCCAGGGGCACATCCGCCAAGTACAAAATAAAGGTCGAAAGTACCTAGTTCTGCTCGATCTGAGTCTTGTGATCCTAGCGTCATAACAGTGTCATCATCATTGCCTCGAGCAGTGACTACTTTATTAAGATTTGCTGCACCAGAGCTGGCATAATTCCACTGGTTACTACCAGCGGCCCAGTGCTTTGCCCCAAAAAACATAGCCCAAAGAACTTCTTCTACGGCGGTTTGTACTGTTTGTGTTGTGTCAAATACAGGACGAGCGTACGTTGAAAAAGACCATTCTGCAGGCTCAAGAGCGTCTGTAAACAGCGCTCGACCGCGATTTGAGGCCCCGCTTGAGTCTTGCATTTCATTTAAAGTTACTTCTGTAGTTGCGGTTGCTTGTGAAAAAGAAAACCCATCCAGTACAGGTAACTTCCAAAGCACTGCATTGGGTTGGTATCCAGGGGTTCCTAATGTCCCTACCGCAGCTCCTAATCCGATATAGACGTGAGTATCACGACTTAGTTGTAGTGTTGCTGTCATAGCATATCTCCTAAAAATTGAAAGGACAAGGGCGTGAACGTTTGTTCGTGCCTGTCGTTTCTAGTAATGAACCTGAACGAGTATTTCTCCTACTCCAAAAGGCTCAAGAACTCCTTCATCAGTATCAATACTGATAATTAAAATATCATGTGTAGTTTGTGCGTTTCCTTGCTTATCTGTGTAATCAAGCTGTCCGTGAATCTCTAACAGGGTTTCTACGTCTTCTATTAATCCGTCAAGCGCTACAGTAGCATCGCTTTCTTTGACGTAACAACGTATTGTTATATTAAGATAGCGGTCTTTATACCCACCACCTTGATATACTCTTGTCTCGCTTCCTGCATTTAAATGAACTGCAGGAAAGGTTTCTACTTCGTCCCAGAATTTGAGTCGAGGATGTACTTCATCATACAAATCGGTAATAAATGCACCATTACCGTTAATTAATTTTAACTTTGTTACAAGAGCATCAACTATTGCAGATCTACGAGTAGTATGTAGTCTATGATTTGTGCTCATTATACTCTCCTTGTGTAGAATCTTCCAATAGTAAGCTGTGCTGCAATTTCTCGCATAGACTTATTAATAAGCTTTCTCGGGTCTCTTTCCGGGTCTGTTTCAAATTTGTCATAAGGACCCCTTTGATACGTGTATCCAATGCTTGGAAAGCCTTGGGGCGTTGCTGCTATATCAGTAACTCTAACAGACCCTGCAAATCTACCTGTGCGATTTACTAGAGCAGGTGCTCCCATATTCTTAGCAACTATGTCTGGAAGTCTGTCATTTAATATAGGTAGTAATCTTGTGATACCTATATTTGATTTCTTTGCACTACTTTTGCTTATATTTGGGACAGGATATGTTGCTTTTCTTCTTTTCTTTTGCTTCTTAGCCCTTGGTTGATAGGCTGCCTTACTTGCAGTTTTCTTAGGCTTTTTAGCTTTAAAGTTTTTCTTTCCTGCTACATTGTCGTAAAAGTAATTTAAGTATAAATCTTCTATATCATCCATAATTGTAGGAGAGGATTTTAACTTGTCTATTCCTTTTCCTAGTATAACTTTTTCGTAGTACTCTAAGTTTCCTTTTTGAAGCCTAGAAAATACTCTACCTATAGCAGCAGAAAGCTGAGCTTTTACCAACTGGTTTGCTTCTCTATCCTCGGCAGTATACTCTATTTGTAAGTTTGCGAGGTCCCCGCTAAAATCTACATCTTTTGTCCACTCTGCAGTACCTTTCATCTCATCAATAATCTGCAATAGAGTTTCGTTTACTTTTCCTTTTGGAATTTTTGCGCCGCCTTCCATTTTATCAATTTTTCGGCATATTTTTAAAAGGTTCTTTACCGCCTTTAAAGTTTCTCCAGAATAACGGCCTGTTTGTAAAGCGGCTTCTAATTTAAAAGCTAATACAGATATATTAAAGTGGCCTAAATCTTTGTTCTTAAATATCTCAGGGGCTATATCTGCAAAAAACTTTCGTATATCATTATCAGCGATTTTGCCTGAGCCCCTTGATTTAACAGGAACAGGAGTTGGCCCTACAAGAGTGTCATCCCCCATAATAGGAGTTACGTCTACTGCTGTGTCTCCAGCTTCAATTGCTTTGTTAAAAACATTTATCAAATCAATTGAGTACCTGTCATACTCATCGCTAGCTCTAAGGTATTTTTTAAGGTCTCTACTGATTATAGCACGAACTTTTCTATTAGAAGGATTCTTGCCCGAGGAAAGCTCTTCTAATAAATCATCTAAACTATATAACATTAAAAAGTTTTATATAAATCGAGAACTCGTTTTATATGGGCAGGAAATCCTACGCCTTCTACAACAGGAGCGTTTTCAAGCGTAGCTCCTGCAAGAGTTCTTCGAGCTTTGTACTCGTCTTTGAAGTGAAAGTTTATTAGATCAATAACTGCAAGTTGAAGATCTGCGGGAGTACTCGCATATCCTGCGGTATATGTAACTTTTACAGACCCCGCACCTCGGGGCCAGTTCTTATAGGCAGACCCCGTAACGTACAGTACACTATCCGTCTTTTTGTCAAGATAATAGTCTGTAGTTGGCACGGTGGTGTAACTTTCCGTTACGGAGTCTCTTTTTTCGACAGAAACAATAGTATTTACAGGACTTTCCGTCAACTGTACAATATGAGTACTCCACTCCATATTAAACTCCTCTACTTTATTAGTAGAGTAGAAGTCAATAATACTATTGCCACAATAAGTTTTTACTAATTGATTCACAGAATTAATAATGCGATCAATTTTATAGTCATCACGAACATTCGTAATGCCTTCGGCGTCTTTAAACTGCTGTAGGGTAATAAAATTTGCCATAATAAATCAATTAGTAAAAACTTGGGGAGGAAACCCTCCCCAGTTTATTTAGGTAGCTATTAAGATGCCGCTTGGATCAACTTAACAACAGATACGTCAGTAGTACCATTGTTAGCAACGAGCTGGTTGAAGCCAAGTGACTGGCTAGCAACGATTACTCGACGCTGGTTAAGTACTTCGTAGTCTTGCTCTACGGATACACCGCGGAGACGTGGAACTACGTGGTTACGAACGTTTACAGCGTAGCCTACAGATGCGCTTGCGCCTTCTGCTTCGAGCTGGTCAGATACAACTACTGGAGTTCCAAAGATTGAACCTACAGAACCTGTAATCTTAGTCGCGATATCAGAGCCTACGTCTGTGATGTCGGCAAAGCCTGCATCAGCAATCAGATCGTAGTAACGCTTCTGCGATACAACATAGACCAGATCTTCTGGCATCATGCCATACTTACCCATGAGCTTACGTGCTCCAAGGAAGTCTGCTGCATCTACAACGCCAGTACCAGCCGCTGCTACAGAAGTTGTAAAGGTGTTAGTGCCTGCAAGTGCCTCAAGGCCATCAAATGCCTGAGATCCGCCAGACGTACCATTAAGAAGGGCATCATCTACTGCGCGAGCGTGTGCACGTGCAACCGACTCAACAAGCATTGGCATCAAGTTAACAAGAACTTCTTCGTCAACGTTGTTGTCCATGAAAGTAGTCGAGATTAATCGAGTTGCTTTCAGGATTACTTGCTTAGCATTGTACTGTACGTTAGTGACTTGAGGACGGTTTTCCAAGTTACCTGAAGCATCAGTATTTGCGCCCCAAGTTGCAGGACCTGCATCTGTCTGGATTGGCAATACTTGAGTCTGTGAGTTAATTGTGATCTCACGGAAAGCTTGAGCGAGCTTAAGCTCGAGCATGATTTCCTTCTCGATTGCAGTAGAGACTTCTTGAGCAATACCACCAGCATTAGCTGCATAGTTGATACCTGCTTTTTCCATAAGGCTCTTTGAGTAGTCAGTTTCCCAACCTTTTCCAGTCATAACACCAAGAAGGTGTCCGTACATGAAGTCCTTGCCCCACTTTGAAATGTTGCCCGAATCACTACGATCGGCAAAGACGCGCTTTGAATCACGCATAGCAGTGATTTCAGCATTCTTCTCTTCCAAGTCTTTAGCGTGTTGTGCAATGATTTCTTCGAACTTAGCGTCCTTTTCAGAAAGCTTGCTCTGAATATCAGACATCAAACGCTCAGCGCCTGACTCGATACCAGTTTTAATTACAGCCTCAACTTCAGCCTGCTTAGTGGCTTCAGCTTGAGCTGCTTCTTGTTGTGCTTTAGCTTCTGCTTCTACAGCAGCTTTTTCCTCGGCCTGACGCATTGCGATTTTAGCAGCAGTCTCATCCGCTACCTTCTTAGCAAAAGCCTCAAGGTCGATTTCGGGAGTTCTTACTTCCGACATTGTTATCTCCTTTTGAACTGACTTTTCAGTTCCATCCGGTGTATCACTAGCTTCAAATGAATCTTCATCCTTAGCCAGGGACTGACCGGCTAGATCTACACTATTTTTGAAAGTTTTCTTGAATTCATTGTACTCATCCATAGAGTCAAATGACTTCGCCAGAGAGAAAGTAGCTGCTTGGTTACAAGGTACCGATACTACTGATACTTCAAACAACTCAGCGTCCTTAATCTTTAATCCGTCAGTTTCCG